CCAGGTGCAGATTTGTGTTTTTTAGGACGCAAAGGTAAATTTTCAGAATGTGGATTATATTCTATGAATTTAACATCGTCTGCAACTCAACTGTTCTTAGAAAAGTTTCAATGGATGTATGATCATGCAGAAGACGGCATTTTTTTACAACAAGAATGGCATGACAGTTTTATTTTTGATGTTGTTAGAACACAAATTCAGTTAAAAGAAGTTGACTGGAGTAGTCATCTCATAACAGGAGAAGGTCATCCGTTGATCAACAGCATTTGGGGTGCGTATCTTGATCACCTCAAGGGAAAAAGAAAAGAATATGGTAAAAGTTTAACCACTGATTTAAAAATAAAAAGAACAGAAGGATATTGGCAATGAAACAAACTCATGGTTTTTGGTTTCCTGACTACGACACTCATTTTCCTAGATTGTTGACAAAAAGTTTAAAAAATGACGGAGTAGCACGTTATCAATGGCGTGCAAGAGATGCTGCTGTTGCGGTTTGTGAACAGAAAAGAATATGCATTGATATAGGAGCCAATGTGGGTCTGTGGAGTTGCGATTTAGTTAAACATTTTGATCAGGTAATTGCCTTCGAACCAGTGCAAGAATTTATTGACTGCTTTGAAAAAAATGTAGTTGCAACAAATTACACCATGCATCGTATGGCCCTAGGTAGAACTGAATCTTTTATCAACATGAACATTGTTCAAGGTAATACTGGACACAGTCATATCAACAAAGAATCATTTGGCCAGGGTGCTATTCCGTTGAAAACACTAGACAGTTTTAATTTTACAAATATCGATATGATAAAAATCGATGTTGAAGGTTTTGAAGAAGAAATACTAGCAGGCGCTATGGAAACTATTAAATTAAATAAACCAGTACTAGTGATTGAACAACAGAAACACGAGTATCAAGATGATATGATAGATACTCCTGCTATTAAGATTTTGCAAAGTTGGGGCTACAACGTTGTTACACAGATCAGCAAAGATTGGGTTTTAAAATGCTGAGTCTTTCTCGCATAAATTGCCAACCTGCGCCTGATTCAATTTCTTCGTCGTTCCAGTGACTTTGACTTAGTCTGTTGATCCATTGTTCTCGATCATGCAATACTGGTGTTGTAATCATTGACAAATCTGTATTGCATATTGGCCATGTCTGACTTTGCTGAGGTATAGAGTCAGTAACAAATACCGGAACTCCGTGTACCAAACTGGCCACACCGGGACTGCTGTTGAATGTCACTGTTGCCCAACAGTTTTCTAAATCTTGTAACAGCGAGACATTGGTACTAACTGAATACAAATTAGAAAATTTTAAATGTTCTTGTCGCCGATCACCAGGATGTTTTCTAACTACAATAGGTCTATCGGTAAATTTTCTAATTCGTGCCACTGTGTGATCAAGCCAATGTTGCACATCTGTATTACACATACTCCAACCACTGACTCGCTGTAAACAGATTAGAATATGATTGCCGTTTGACCTATAATCTTTCAACTGTAATCCCAATCGTTGACTGATTGAATTCCATCGTTGTTGATCTATCTTGTTGTCAAAATAAAATCCAGTAGTGGGAAATATTCCATTTAAACTATATCTTAGATAATAATTTGCCAGTTCAGCATTAGCAAACTGAAATAGATTACTGTCAATTACTACGGTGTTTTCATTGTTGTCGAGAATACTTCTTCGTAATTTTAAATGTGGTGACGACACATCGGCATGAACAAATCCTTGCATTACTGCAACGTCAGATTTACCTAGACCAAAATCATAAATGTATTGTACCTGATCTCCGCAACGTTCAACGCCTCGACCAAATCTTTTTAACACTTGCAATTTTAAATCATTTTTATTCTTGGGGATCGCTGCTAGATATATTGCTATTTTCATTTAATATTGACCACGCAAACCCGTTGCGAAATTCGTTTTCTGTAAATTGTGCATAACTTAAATGCGCGGCCCATTCTTCAACTTCGTCTAGAGTAGGAATCAATGGATTTTCGATCTCTGTGAGATCTTGTTTGCATAACCAGTGTGCAGCGTTAGGCCCTGTAGTGAACGCAGGCTTACCTAATAACAATGCCTCTGTGGCTGCAATACTGTTGAATGTAACTAGGCAATGAACATCTTGTTGTAACGCACCGGCTAATGTATCTGTATGGACACGTTCGGTCCGACCTTTTTTTAGTCGTATAACAATTGGCCGGTCAGTATGTGCTCTGATCGTGGCCGTGGTTTCTTCCATCCATTGATCTAAATTTAAATTAAAAAATGCCATGACTTTTTCACTAGGCGGACAAATCAAAATATTTCGTCCGGGTCTAAATTTTGTCGGTGACCACCCAGTGGCTGCTAGTCTATCTCTGGGCCTATTCTCAATAGGATAAATGTTTTGTAAATGATTTTTTGTACATCGATGATAGATTTTTTTCTTGCCATTGCCAAAATATCCGGTATCCAGATAATAAAAATCTCTTTGTTTTTCCCAGCAATCATAGATTTGTTTGCGTTTGGAAATTCCTCTAATCACTACTGGACGCATGCTATTTTCTACTTTGGAATATGTGGTAATTTGTCCCCCGGACCCTATGACGAATCCATATAACCACGGGTCAAAAATTGCACCTTTAGCGGCATATCTAAATTCACTATCAATGGCATATACATTATTATTGATCAATTTATCTATTCCTTTAATCAGGTCTTCTCGAGCAGTTGTGTGATATTCACTGTTAGCATCAACTCTGTACTCTATTAATTTATCAATTATTTGATTTATGTCATCCGGTAAGATGGCATATTTGTGAGGAGGGGGTGGCGGCGGTGTTTTTATTAATTGTATTTTTTTTTCATATGCTGCTTTTTCACGTTCCCAGTTGGCACCGTACGCACAATGGACATAATTATCAAACCAAGGGCCACCCTCGGTGTAGTGTATAATTTTAGGTTTGCCATCTTCGGGTTCGTGATACCAATTGACTAACCAGTTGTACACTGTGGGCAATGCTCCAATTTCTGAATCTGGTAACCATTGAAATCTATGCAAGAAGGCGCCAGTTTCGTGATTGACTATGTCTTTGGTCAACATTTTATTACTGGGGTGATCACAATTCCACAATATCACAGAACTCCAATTTTTTCTAGGATACGGATATTGTATTTTTCCGTCCATTTTCAGTTGTTCAGTGGGTGTATATTCATGCTGTACTACCATAACTGCATACTGAGGGTCTGCTTGTTTCATGAGATCTTCGATGCCCACTTGCCAAATAACATCACAATCACAAAATACTGCCCATCCAGTGTAGTTGGTAAGATGCGGAACTAAAAATCTAGTGAAGGTAAATTCAGTCGATCCTTTTTCGTCATCTGGTCGAAAATAATGACCTTCTGCTGTTAATTCTTTAATATTCAAAGGTATGACTTCTACACTGCCTGATCTTGACTCGATACTGTGTTTACACACTTGATAGGCAATGTCTTCTCGATGATCATAACCTACAAATACCTTTATAGGTGCTTGTTCTAAAATATTTTCAATCATACCAATCTTTCAATTTTTGTTTTGCTGAGCCGTCTCGAAGTTCATTAACATGAAACTGTCCATAGGATAAATGACATGCCCATGCGTGTAATTTATCTTGATCGGCATAATAAGGATTTTCTATCTGACTTAAATCTTGTAGTGATACTGGACTTGCAGCATTCGTCGGCGCTAATGTAAATGCTGGAATTCCATGAAAAACACTTTCAATTGCAGCCACACTGTTAAATGTTACCAATGCAAATACATCGTTGTCAAGTGCTCGTTGCAGTGTATCTGTCGAAGTTCTATCTTGTCTCTTAGGTGCTCGTTCTCTAACTTCAACCGGGCGGTCTGTGTATTTTTTAATAGTGTCAACTGTGTCTTCAACCCATCCGTCTAAATCTATATCATAAAATTTACAAGGTTTTATGTCGGGTTTGGCTATTAATATTTTGCGGCCATTTTTATTCCATGGTCGAAATTCTTTGTTAAATCGTTTTAATCGATCGTCTGGTCGATGTATAATTTCGCCATGTTGTAGATTATTTTTAACAATTCTATGCCAATATTTCCACCCCTGTGGATTTGCCACAGTACGCTCATTACCAAAGTAACCAGTGTCTATATAATAGAATGTTCTGTTATCTTTCCAACAACGTTTCATAACTTTGTGTTTGAGAATACCTCTCAACACTACGGGATCACTACTAATGTCATAGTCAAAATGTTCGTCACTTACTACTGTGTCTTGACAACCTGCGGCAAACATGTTGACGTAAGAATCTTCTCCATTCTTACTTACAAAGATCCATTTACTCATTTACGCTCAATATCCTCTTCCACACAATCTTCACCGTATTGAATTTCAATCAGTTTGAGAGGTTGGTCAGTTTCGTTGCACAGCATGTGCCACTGATTTTTTTCAATCCAGACGTAGTCATGCACAGCAAAGTGTCCAACAAGATCGTGATCACTGGAATTATCCAAAGTGTACACAGCGGCTTCACCTTCAGCCACAAACCAGAATTCAGCACGTCGATCATGACGTTGCATACTTAAACATGTTTTGGGTGCCACTGTGAGTTCTTTGAGTTTGGTGCCTTGTCCGACTTCATGCAACACGCGGTAGTATCCCCAAGCACGACCAGTCTTAGGCTTCTTCCAGTCTTCAAGTATCCAACTACTACTATTAGCTTTATTTTCACCACCAACACCAAAAACAAACTCTACATCTTCGAACACCATTTCGGGAATGTTCTCTTTAGTGCGATCGCCGCCATTGGCAAAAACAACGATATCGTGAGGATACAATGCTTTAACATTCTTTATTGCTTCGATAGCAGTATTATCATTATCATTGAATAAAATAACATGATTGACCATCTTTAGATTTTCTATCAAAGTGGTTCTTTCAGTTATAGGCATGAAAGGCCTACCTTTTTTACGGGTAAGCCAATCATCTGAATTAACGCCAACTATTAAAATATCACCTAATTTCTTTGCAGATTTTAGATATTCTATGTGTCCGGAATGAATGGGATCAAAGCCACCTGTTACTAATACTATTTTTCTCATAGTATTATTTACAATGTAGCATCTTCCATTCCTGCAACTCTGAGTTTGACTATGTTAGTCAACTGCCATTGTTTTTGATCAAGTGCTTTGGTAATACCCAACCACTTATTACGCAACAAAGCAAATTCATTGATAATTTTTTCAAAATCAACAACATCGGCTTCGCCTTCTACATATCGATCGCAATCTCTAGAACTTAATGCACGTTGGTAGTTTTCAAGATATTTTCTAAAATGTTGACTCTTGAGTCTACGGCACTCGATGTTGAGATATTCTAAGATCGCTTCTATTTCTTGTAGTTGACTATATCGTTGTTCTACAACACCCGGCATTGACGCAGCGGCCTTTTCGATGTTGCCAGTGATGCGACATTCACCTCTAGCCACTGTTAGTTCTATTTCATAGTAGTCCACTGCATCGGGGATACAAGAAATATCTTTACTGATCTTAGAATACCAACTCATAAATTAATCGTCATTTGATTCTGAATCTGCAT